TTATTTTTATAGTTGCCGGAACAAAATCAAAATTATCGTATTTCTCGTCATCTTTAAAGTTTTCAAGTAATATATCTTTAAAGTAGTTTAAATTTTCATTTTCTTCACTAGATATTAATCCCTTCATTAAATCAAATATTTCATATGTCATTCCTAATGAAGGATATTTATCATTTGTAATTACACCAATTATTTCAAGTATAGCAAGCAAATTACCAATAAGGATTTCATAATTCAGAATATTATTTACTGTAATAATTTGGATATCTATTAGTGAACCTAAATCTATTTCGATGTTATCCAGTTCTTCTCCAAAGAACTGCATTCCTGCAGGATGCAGAAGTTTCTTAACATTTAGAGCATAACTGTCAAATGGTAAAGATGTTCGCAAAACGTAAGAATAATCTTGATAGTAGAGGGAATCTATAAGATATTTTTTATCACTTAAGAACCCATCTTGATTTATCCAGGCTCCAGAATATTCACAAAACGAACCAGAAACACTTGTCAAAACTGCATTTCCATCACCTATATTAGAAGCATCTATAACTGGTGCAACGTCATAATTTATTCCAAAATCAATGATATTGATAGATTTTATTCCACCAATCTTACTACCTTGCGCAACAAGTGAAGCACCACTCCCATTTACAGTATTTACTGTGATATTAGGAAAATCTTTATAGTTAAACCCAGAAGATAATAATGTTACCCCTGTAATTCCTCCTGCTCCATTAACTTGCGAAATTTTAGCTATTGCAGAAGTGCTACCTAGCACATTTGAAAATATTAAAGATTCCCCTACTGCATAGTTAGAACCTCCATTAATAATTGAAATGGATTCTATAACTCCTTTAGTTATAGAAGAAACAGATGCTCTTGCACCAATTCCAGAAAATGTATTGCCTATAACAGTATCTGCTGTAAATATTACGTTATCTGATTTAATTAATGTTGTGTCCGCATATCTTACATTACTATTTTGATTAACTATATTAATTATATCACCAACAGAATATCCAGTTCCCGGGTTATCTATATTAATAACTGACATTACTTCTAAAAGATTAGATTTTTTTAGAGGATCGATTTCAACGAATATTTCTTCTGCTTTTAAAAAATTTCCTTTAATTTCTGTTAAAAATAATTCAATAATCCTAAATGATGATACAAAATAAGAAACGCTGGATTCTACGATTGCTCTAGCACCAGAAGTAACACCTTGGATATAAAACCCTACAGAATTTAAAAAACTTTCATTCCCTTGATAAAATATTTTTACAGATTTTTGTTTCTTATACTTACCATCACTAGCTTTTAATAAATCAACCTTGGGATAATAAAACTTTACTTTTTGATTGTAAAAGAATAGAAAAAATAATCTAAATGCTTCCTCACTCCCCTTAGAAGTATAAATCATGTATATTAATTTAAGGACTAATCTTTTATCTGCTTGTGGATTTTTAGGAAACCCATTAAGGAATTGATCGTAGTATGAATTTATTAAGGAATCATCTACATCATTAATATTTCTACTCATTACTAGAAATTCTAATTGACTAAACGAATTTGTATCAACCCACTCGTAATAACGTTTTATAAAGTTGGAAAATTCGCTGTATTGATTACTGATAAAACTTGGGAGTTTATCAGTAATTTTAGAACTTAGCAATGTCGGTGTATTAAAGCTATCCACATGACTATTTAGCACTTAAAAATGTCGGTTTATACTTTTATTCTTGCAGGAAACTCTTATTGAAATTTCATGAAGCGCAATATATATTATTCCAGAAGTTAAAAATATCATAACATTAAACATTATAACTATCTTGTTCTATATCATATTGTTGTTCGGAATATTGATAAATCCCAACTGTTTCTAGTTCATCTTGGAAATCTTCAATATCAGCAAAATTCTTTTCTTCAAGTGATGCTGCTATTTCTTCAAACAATTCATATGCTTGTGAAATAGGATTTTCTAAATAAAAATAATATGCTTCTACTTCATCTGTTACAAATATTTGAAGTTCTGCTTGTGGCATATAATCATTCATATTGATATCTTGAAGTGCAGAATTTATTCCTACACTCATAGCTATTGTATATCCATCAAAATCACACATATATATTCTTACATCTGTAAGATTAGATATTCCGATAAAATCATAATCGTAGGGGTTATTTTCTAATTCATAAGTTATCATTTCTTTATCCGTTAATTTTTTCTTCAAATATTAAAATATTTATATCATTATTGATTATTGTTAAAACTTGTTCCCGCACACCTACAATATTCTTATTTTGTGGAGTTGATGTAATAGAAATTTGGGTTGATGTTGTAGAAAGTTCTGGGATAGTTATTAAACCAGAAGAATAATTTATAGTCCCGAAAGTGTTGTCTTTATATAGTTTTTGATTACTCACAATTTCATAGAGTCTCAAATTCCCTAATCCGTCATCATCAATATAATTATTAACCCCCGCTACAAGAAACGGGCTAGAAACAACAGAATTTACTTGTAATTGATTATTAAAATTTAAAATATAACGATTAAGTATATTAGGAGTTGTATTAATAATTAATTTACATTTCAATGAAGTTTCGTTAGATACTATAGAATTATCTGATTTATCTATAATGTTCACTAGTGTAGAATATAGGAATTTTTTATCAAACCTTTCTAAGTTTTCGTTAGAAAACTGAATGATTTTCTGCTTAACATTATTCACAATAGCATTTGATGATAATGTAGTTTTATTTTTATCATAGTATAATTTTATTTCTGGGATAATATAGAATATTTCGCTATTTACTATTTCTGGAATAACAGTCGTTACATTAGCAGGTTTAAGAATAGTCTTAATTATATTTTCCTTTATGCTATCCGTAATAATAAAATTTTCTTTAGGTAGCAATGCTATGAAAACTTTTCCGTATTGTTTAGGGACTGCGTCTTCACCTCCCCAAACTTTAGCGTCATTAATATTCGCATAATCTCGCAAAAGTAGATTCCTATAATCTTCTGTGGTGATTGCTCTGTTTTGTGTTTGAAATGTTTTAGGAGCAATTCTTTGTATTTTAGTTTTAGATTCTTTTTCAGAACCACCATTAGACTTTTCTGAAGTAGTGATAGTTATATTAGAATATCCAGATATAGAAGATGTCAACGTAAAAATAGAAATATTATTAGGATTATTTAAATTACTAACTATATAATCAAATTGAACGATACTTCCTATAGGAGGATTATTTCCTATAATATTATCACCGAAAACTACTTCATACTTACCTCTAGTATTTTCTTCAATGAAATATATTTTAGAATCGGGGTTTAAATTTTCAGAAGTAACAACTTTTTGATATATCGTAGGATTTAAACTATCTTGACTATCAAAAACTGTAACAGTAAGAGTAGAAATATCCACATTATCATTTGGAATTTCATAGTATAATTGCTGTTCGCTTACTGTGTATTTAAATGTAAGGACAGTTCCTTCTATAATTTCTATATCATTTATTAAAAAATTATTATTCCTTAAAGCTGTGTAGTCTTGTTTCGTATAGAACCTATACGATATATTATCTTTAGAAGATAAAAATGCTGTATTTTTAGGAATAAGAATTTGCGAAACTGTATCAGGAATTCCATTAAATTGAATATTTATCTTAGCTCTTGAACATCTTGCAGAACTAGGAATATACCCTATAAGTTTTGCGGCAGAAACGATTGAAGAACGCAAGGTTGCGCTGTCCATAAACATTTCGTTCGCAATCATATTTGTGTAAAAACTTTGAAATTGTGTATTATATGAAAGAACATCTAGAAGAATATTCATAGTAGAACCTTCAAAGTCAAAATCTGAAAGTTCCGATTGATTTTTTAGGAAATTCTTTAAGGAAGTTTTAATTCCCGTAAAAGAAAGATCTGAAATATTTTTTACTGGTGCTATCATAAAAACTATTTATCATATAAATAATTGCATGAAAAGTTATAAAGATTTTGTTAAAGAAAAAGAAGCTAATGACCCTTGCTGGAAAGGTTATAAACAATTAGGAATGAAGAAAAAGAACGGTAAGAAAGTTCCTAACTGTGTTCCTGAAGAAGCACTTGAAGAAAGTGAATACGAAGGCAAGAAAATAACTTTAAATAAGCCATTTAGAGTTAATGACAGAAAATCTAAGTTCGCTGTATATGTCAAAAATGACAACGGAAATGTCGTAAAGGTTCGTTTCGGAGATCCTGAAATGTCTATTAAGAAGGATGACCCAGAAAGAAGAAAAGCATTTAGAGCAAGACATAATTGTGATACTGCAACAGATAAAACATCTGCTAAATATTGGTCATGTAGGAGTTGGAGTGATAATGAAGATTGGGTTTAATCTTTGATAACTAATTTTCTAAATTCTATAATTTCAAAACATCTAAATATGCTGCCGTATCGAGTTCCTGTTTCTAAATACTTGATATAAGAAACTAATTTGTTTTGAAATGCTTTTTCTGATTTACTTCTCATAAGTGCATTTAATTTTCTACATTCCATTTTTCCAGAAAGCAAATCAAATATCCAACGCTTATTAGGATATTGTGCTTGTAATTTATTCAATATAGAAATAACTTCTTTATATTGTGAGGTTCGTTTGTCTACATCTGATAGTAAAATGTCCATACATTCATTATGTAATTTATCGCCGACACATGTAGGTTCTTTAATTTTTCTCAACATAACTAAACTCATATTAAATAACAAGGTGATGTTTATCACCGCCTCATATGAATATACTAGCACTTTTAAACTAACTTGTAAAGCATAAAAATGATTTTTAAGAAAAAAAAGATAGATGATGATTTTGACGATATAGACGAAACCCCAGTCAAAGGATACATGAATAATCCTAGACTTAAGAAAGTCGGGGAGCAAATAAAGTGGACTCCTAAAATGCTTGAAGAATTAGATAGATGTTCAAAGGACATTATCTATTTCGCAGAAACATATTTTAAAATTGTCAATATTGATAGAGGTCTTATTACTATTCCTCTATATGAATATCAAAAACAAATGTTACTACACTATCAAGAATCTAGATATTCACTTTGTCTATGTGCAAGACAAATTGGGAAAACGATAGTTTCCACGATATTCGTTTTACATCATGTTCTTTTTAATGATTATAAAACTGTCGCTATTCTTGCAAACAAAGGAATGACTGCTAGGGAAATCCTTTCTAGAGTTCAATTAGCATACGAAAATCTTCCTAAATGGTTGCAGCAAGGTATTATAACATGGAACAAGGGGTCTTTCGAATTAGAGAATGGTTCTAAAGTTTTGTGTGCTGCAACTTCTTCAAGTGCGATTCGTGGATTCTCAATTTCTACTCTAATCTTAGATGAGGCTGCATTTATTGGTAACTTTGAAGAATTTTATCGTTCTGTATATCATACTATTTCATCTGGTCAAAAATCTAAAATGATGATGATATCTACAGCAAATGGCTTCAATCATTTCTATAAATTTGTTGATGACGCTAGGAAAAAGAAATCATCATTCAAGTTATTTGAAGTAACTTGGAGAGATGTTCCAGGAAGAGATGAGAAATGGAAACAAGAAACCATTGCCAATACATCTGAAGAAGCATTTTTACAAGAACAAGAAAACATTTTCTTAGGGAGTTCTGGGACTCTTATCAATCACAATAAGATAGCATCATTGACCTACGAAACTCCAGTTATAATAAAGAACGATATCTATATCTATAAAGAAATTTCTAACGACCCAGAAGCGCAATATGTTATTACTGTTGATGTTAGCGAAGGAATTGGTGGTGATTATCATTCAATATCAGTTTTTAGAGTTGACGAGTTACCTTACGAGCAAGTTGCAACTTACAGAAACAATAGAGTTTCCCCGACAATAGAACTCCCACAAATTATTAATAATTTATCAAAATACTATAATGATGCTTCTATCCTTATCGAAACTAATTTATCACTAGGAAACGAAACTGCTAAGATACTATATGAAGAATTAGAAAATGAATTTGTTCTCATGACTTCTGCTAATGGCAAAGCAGGACAAGTTATTTCAGGAGGCTTTGGGAATGTTGCCAAGTATGGTGTTAAGATGACGAAAGCTGTTAAACGTATAGGATGTTCTAGATTAAAGGACTTAATAGAAGGCGATAAATTAATTATTAAAGACTTTAACACTATTGCAGAAATATCTACATTCATTAAAAAGAAAGATTCTTATCAAGCGGATGACGGAAATCATGACGATATGGTTATGGGATTAGTAATTTTTGCATGGATGACTTCACAACAATACTTTCAAGATTCTAACGATGCTTCTTCAAGAAAAAAACTTTACGAAGAACAACTTAGAAGAATTGAAGAAGATTTACTCCCAGTAGGGATAATGTCAGATTCGTATATTGACACAAACGAATTTAAAACTTATTGGGATTGAAAATAATGCTTAATATTTTTTATTTCTTCAAGATGTATATTACAATGTTTTATAGAAATACTGTTGTTAGAATATATAAAACTTTGCGATCTCGAAGCCGCACCAGATAATCCAGGAATTTCAATTAAATTTAATTTATTGTTAGTTAAATCACTTTTCGTTAAAAACAATATTTTATCTGTAATTTTCATTAAACTATCTTCAATACTTATTTTTATCGGGTTATTAGAAATATTGACAAATGCTACATTCCCAACTATAGTTACATTAGAATAATATAAATCATTTTTTGTCCAAATTGTAAGATATTCTAAATCATTAATGGTTTCTAAAGAACTCATATAATAATTTTTCATTTTAATTTTATCCCTAAATATTTTCATTGAAAAATTATAACATAAATAATTCAAAATAACAATATAAAAGAGATATAAAATGACTACAGAAACGTGGAATCAAAAATTCACCTATAACACACCTCCAGTTCTAGGAGCGTTCCTTACTGAAAAGGGATGGGAACTTCCTCTTAAAGGAACAGATCCTACAAAGGGACTTACAGAAGTTCTTATTGCATTTGCTGTATCTAATCCACAAACTGTCGCTGGTTCTGCAAATGTAGTTAAGATTGTTCCTCCTGCTAATGGAGCATATACTACTGGAGCAGTCCTAAGATTTAAAGTTCATTTCAATGAAGCTGTAACAGTTACAGGAACTCCTAGACTAGCACTTACTCTAACTTCTGGAACTGTCTATGCTACGTATGTTTCTGGTTCTGGTAAGAATATCTTGAATTTTGATTATACAGTAGGAGCAAACAATATTGACCTAAATGGTTTAGTAATTGTAGATAATATTGATTTGAATAGCGGGGCAATTATTGATAAAGGAACAAATCCTGCCGTTAATAGTTCATTAACTTTTACTGGAGCAGATACAGTAACTTCTGGATTAATTATTGATGCTGTAAATAGAACTATCTCATCTGTAACTCCTCCTGCTAATGGAAACTATGTTACAGCTGCAACTCTTACATTTACAGTTAATTATAATCAACCCGTAAATGTTACAGGAACTCCTAGAATTCCTCTATTCGCAAATAATGGGACAACTCCTCTAACAAATGTTGGTGCAAATTATGTTTCTGGTTCTGGAACTAGTGCTTTAGTGTTCACATATGTTGTCCCTGCTGGAGCAGTTCCTACCGGAATTAAAGTTGGTGCAGATGTTCTATTAAACGGAGGAACAATTACAGCTTCTTCTGGAACTGCCGTTACAGTAACAAATACATTCACTCAAATTTCTACTACAATTACACTAAACTAATTATAATATTAGGGAGTGACTTCAAAATTACTCCCTATCTTCATTAATCTATAACTATTAATTCTTTTTCTAGCTCTAATTTTTTAGCTTCTATTTCATCAATTTGATTTTTCAGTTTAGCAACATCATTATCTAAATTTCTAATTTTTGCTAATAATTTATTATTTTTAATTTCGTTATATTCTTTTTCAATTATTAACACTTTTTCTCTATATTTGCTTTTATTACCAATTTCCCTACCAGTTTTCTTATTAAACTTATAAGCTACTTCGTTACTATCATTCCATGTAGCATGAATTTGTGTAGGAGTTTCTTTAACTAAATTTAAAGTTCTTGCTTCAACACCATAATTTGTATATTCTTTACAAAACACTGTAGACATAATATATTTCCTTATTTTAAAGTTTGATTATAAAGTGATTATCACTGCCTCATATGAATATATTAGCACCTTTAACTACACTTGTAAAGCATAAAATTACAAAAAACACTAAATAATTTAAAATTAAACATAAGGAATTAACATGGCTGATTTATTGTCTCCAGGAATACAGATTAAAGAATTTAATAATACATTGTCTACTGCTACACAATCTTCTACTCTTGGTGGGTTTGCGGGTGCTTTTGTTTGGGGACCAGTTTTAGAACCTAGGCTAGTTTCTAGAGAAAATGAATTGGTTAATATTTTTGGAAAACCAAACGATACTGTATTTACTTCGTTCTTCACAGCTTCTAACTTTTTAGCATATTCTGGAAATCTTTTTGTAACTAGAGTTGTTGGTTCTGGTGCTACAAATGCTTCTTCAAGATCTATTGCAACTTTTAGTGGAAACGCTACCCTAACGACATTTACTGTCCCTTGGACACCTGCTGCAGAAGCTAACATCATAGTAACGGTTGGTGGAAACGTTATTGCAGATTCCCTTTACACCCTTACTGGGAATTCACTAGTTTTCAATACTGCTCCGGCGACTGGGACAAACAATATTACAGTTGCAGAAAAACAAGCTATACTTAATGATAATTCTTTTAGCTTATTGACAAACCTCCCATCATCTGTTTATGCTAAATTTCCAGGAACTCTTGGTAATTCTATAACAGTTATTCTTGCAGATTCTACAACATTTGCTAGTTTAACAACTCAAGAAAAAGCATTGTTTTCGGGAGCTCCAACTGGTCAAGAAGTTCACTTTGCTGTAATTGACACAAACGGTGCATTTACTGGAGTTGCGGGAACTCTTCTTGAAAGAAAAGAATACCTCTCAAAAACAACAACATCTCTTGCAATCAATGGTGAAACTCAATACTATAAATCTTGGATTAATAGGAATTCTAGTTATGTTCGTTCTACTGGGACTCTTACTGATTTTGACGCTGGTAAGAAAACACTCATAGGTGGGATTTCTGATGACGCTCCTTCTGCAGGACAATTACAGGCAGGTTTTGGATTATATTTAGAAAAAGAAAAATATGACATTTCAATTATTGTTACAGGAAACGTAAATTCTACAGTTGCCGCTTGGGTGCTTTCTAATGTTGCTGGAATTCGCAATGATATTGTAGTATGTATTTCTCCAGAATTAAGTGATGTTCTAAATGCTTCTGGTCAAGAAGCAACAAACATTATAGAATATAGAACAGCACTAGGGAGTTCTTCTTTTGGAATTATGGATAGTGGGTGGAAACTTCAATTAGATATCTATAATGATGTTGAAAGATGGGTTCCTCTAAATGGTGATATTGGTGGGATTATCGCTGAAAGTGATAGAAATAGTGCTCCATGGATTTCTCCAGCTGGGAGAAATCGTGGTGGTATTAAAAATGTTATTCGTCTTGCATGGAATCCTACACAAGCGCAGCGTGATGCTATATATTCTGCACAGATAAATCCAGTAATTAGTGAATTTGGAGTTGGGTCTTATTTATTCGGTGATAAAACACTTTTGACTAGACCTTCTGCTTTTGATAGAATTAATGTAAGACGCTTGTTTATCATTGTTGAAAAAACTATTGCAGAAACTGCAAAATTCGTTTTGTTTGAACCTAACAATGAATTTACAAGAGCTTCTTTTAGAGGAACAATAAATCCTTATTTGAGAAATATTCAAGGGAGTGGTGGTATAGAAGGCTTTATTGTTATTTGTGACGAATCAAATAACAACGAGCAAATTAGGACTACTAACCAATTTGTTGCTGATATTAAAATTGCTCCAACCTATTCTACAAACTTTATCACACTAAACTTTATAGCAACTCGTGATGGAATTTCGTTCAACCAAACAACTACAACTATCTAATATAAAGGATTATTGAAATGAGAATACAAAATTTTACATCACGTTTAGGGGCAGGGGTTCGTCCTAATAAGTTTAGGGTGATTTGTCCTTTTCCGACATTTGCTATTATTGGTGGTGAAACAAATGATTTAACCATATTAGCAAAGGCTGCTGCTCTACCTTCTTCAACTTTAGGAGTTATTGAAGTTCCTTTCCATGGAAGAAAAGCTAAACTTGCTGGGGATCGTATTGATGACCCATGGTCAATCACTGTGCTTAATGACCCTGCGATGAAGTTAAGAAATGCTTTTGAACGATGGAATAATGGAATTAAAACTCATGTATCCAATGTTGGGTTGACAAGTTTAAATGATTATTCCGTAGATATCCAAATTCAACAGTTAGATTTAGGTGATAATGTTATTAAGACATATACTCTTATTAGTGCATGGCCTGAAAAAATTGGACAAATTGATTTGTCTATGGATTCTGAAAATGCTATTGAAGAATTTACTGTAGATTTTCAATTCCAAGCTCTATCTTCTGATACAATGTCATAATATATTGACAAAGAAAAAAGGGGAGAAATACTGCTCCCCTTTTTGTAATTAATTACAAAAATTATCTTTTTACTGAAATTAATTCGGAATTTTCTGATAATAACTTTTCAAATTCTTCTTTTGTTATAATAACAGCTTTAGGGATTCCTTTATTACTAGACCCAGCAGCTCTAGGTAACACTTCTTGATTTGTTAATTTATCAAATTTTATTGTGAATCTACATTCACTATATGGTGTTTTATACTCTGCGTAAATATATTTTTCTGATTTGCCTTGAACTATATTAGCACAGCACACCTCGAATTTGTTAGCATATTTGTTAAATTCTTTGTAATATAATACATTGGTTGTCATAATATAAACTCCTAAATGTTTGTTTTATAAAGTGATGACTATCACCGCTTCATATGAATATACTAGCACTTTTAAACTTACTTGTAAAGCAAAAAGTTTATAAAATTGAAATTATTTTATTATTCTATAGTCACCTCTATTAAAACCATCAAAAAGTCACTTTTTAAACCTTATAAATCAATAGGTTACAGCACCAAAATTTTCTGACCCTTATAGGGGTAGCTTAGTGAATTTTTAACTTTCTAAAATGGATAAAAAGTTACTTAGAAATGTAGGTAAATCAAGGGGTTAGGAGTTAACTCCGTATTATAATTATTCTATCAAATCCTTCGTCGGATACATCTAAATTCATACTTGCTGATAACCTATTAACAACATATTGCGGTATCAATTTTCCAGTAGATTCGTATCTAATTTTTTCTCTATGATATCGCAAGTTATCTGGGATATCAAATATGACTGCAATTTTTTCGTAGTTACTTGGGACAACAGAAAGTTTTTTCTTTCTAGATTTTTTAGAAAGGTTCATTTGGTCTAAAATAACATTCTTTTCATCATTAAATTTTTGAATTAACTTATCTTTAAATTTACTTTCAATTTCCTTAAAGTCTAATTCTTTATAAGCATCTTGATAGAATATTCCCTTAGCTTGCGCATACTCTTCTACAAACTCATCCGTAGAAACTGCTATAGTATCATTATCTGAATTTTCTAAAGCCCATGTAGATTTTCCAGAAGCAGGAAGTCCTATTAGCATGTAGTATTTTTTATTCTTCGCTTGGTGCATAGTATTCTGTTCCTATATATTTTCTAATGTTTTAAACATTATTTTCTCCTATTAAATAATTTAATGCGCTTTGATATCTTTTATTTCTTTCTAAATCACTATTAGTAATTTTAGGAAGTCTACATAGTCGCATATTATCATGAATATCACATATTTTTACAACTCTCGCAAGTTGATTATTTTTAATATTCTGAAGATACTGCTTATATGGAACTTCCCTACACTTTGTAAGAATTACAACTGCATCTATAACTTCTTTAGAAAATCCGAATCGTTGTAAATCGCTAACTGTGCATGGAGTATCTTCAAGAATATCATGCAGCCATGCAACATTTTCGTAATCCTTATCATTTGGATATCCAAATTTGACATATTTAACAACAGTTGTAAGGTGTCCAGAAAAATAATCATGTCCTCCTCTATCAACTTGTCCTAAATGATAAGTTTGCGCTATTGTCTTAGCAGATATATCTATAAGTTCTGTTTTATTCATGATTTCCAATTCTTTTTAAGTTTTTCTATTTCTACTAAAAACAATTCATTAATGAATGATTCTTGACGTTTCCAAAATTCAATTTTACGTTCTGCTATAGCTATTTCTTTTTTGGCTTGTCCTTTTTCTTGAAAAGTTCCATTCGTTTCAATAAATTTTAAATAGAGAAAGTTCTCATAGTGTTTAATAGACATTTTAGTTGGGTCAATTTTACTAATAGAACTTTTACTAAAATTATTATAAATATTTTTTTCTTCGCTATAAACTAACATAATAATCCTATAATTTTACAATATTCTTAACTTGTTCTTTTTTGATAACGTATATTGTAGGAGTTTCCCATTTTGGTTCGCTATCAAATTCTACTTTATATAAATTTGGACCATAACTCAATGCTTCATATTCACTCTTAGCTAAAAATACATCATTAGTATTAAAAGAATCAAAGTTATTAGGTGAACCGTGATATGCTAGTGTCATAATATAAACTCCTAAATTGTAAAGTGATGATTATCACCGCTTATAGAATTACTATAACATTTTTGATTATACTTGTAAAGCATAAAATGATAAAATCAACTTATTTTTTTCTTCATAGTTAGGAAGTTCTGGGAGAGTAGATAAATTTTCTGCTTCTTGAAGCTGCATAAATCGTTCTTCAATTATCCCAGCAACATAATTATAGTGGAACTCACCTTTTTTAATTTTTGTTAAGAACTCCCTGTTCTTTAGAGGAAACTCAATGTTACCAGTGGTCAACAATTCAATAGCTTCTTCTGTAATCCTAACAGCATGATGGAGGGCTTTAAAATCTATTCCTTCGTTTCTTTCTGCCATCAATGCTCTAGAACCATAATTATCGACGAGTTTCTGTGTGGTGTTAATTGCATACTTCACTTTCAAAGTTTTCTGATATTTTTTACCACAACAATCAAAAACCCATTCACCTTCTGATTGTCTTGTAGGAATAAAAGTAATTTCGCAATGTTCTGTATCATCTACAAATTTTTCTAAAATATACCAATAATATTCTAGCGGGTGATTATCGTTAAAATCTTTTAACAGTTCTAAAAATTTTCTAGAAGCAGAAACTCTAGAACCCTTAATTCCATATTTGGAAGCTTGTTGATATGCGTATCCGATATATGGTTTAATATTCCTTGAAATAAAGTGTTCTTTATAAGATCTAATAATATCCCAATGCTCTGTTTTTTCTATAATCATACTATCAGGAGCAAAGAACATATCCATTGCTACAGCTTGACCTTCAAGAAGCATCTTGAGATATTTGTGAAGTGAAAAATATTCGTTATCCACATCATTTGCAGAATTTTTAGAATTGCCGTTTCCTGTGCTAGTGCTGATTGTATTAGTATTTTTCTGTAGTATTAAATCTTCTATAGGAGGTAAGAAAACAGATTTATAGTCAGTATCAGAATTTTCTGTATTTGTTCCATAAAGGTGAGAACCAAATAAGCATTTAAGAATTGTTGTCATGTATCATTATCCTATTAATATATTCAGAAATTATCCAATAAGGGAGTGTCATAATCATTGCGTAAATCATTCGTTATTTCCCATATAAGTAGATGTAAAGTGTCTATCAATATTCGTTAAATTATTATCTTTTAATTCCCATTTTATAATTATTCCTAAGTATCTATGAACATATGATTCTACTAAAAATCCATCTTCAATAACTATTTCTGGAAGATAATCGTAATATTTTTCAAAAGTGGCAAAGCAAGTCACCAAACCAAAATCTTTTCGTAATTTGTTTATATTTTTATCATACCTGAAATCTAATCTTTTAAACCACTCATTTAATTGGATTAGTTCTAATCCACCATCATCCCGTTTTAAGAATGTTCTGTGTCCATGAAATTTACCATTACAAGCATTAGCCCCTTTCCATAGAGGACTAGCTCCATCCTTTAATAAAATTTCTTGTTGTGCTAATTTTACAACTTCTATAATGTCACAAAATGGTGCATAATAATCACTACTGTAATATACTTTCATATTTCAATTCTTATGATGGGTATGATGATTAGTATCTATTGGTGGAAAAGTCAATACCTTTCCTATTTGAGAATTGTCAATATGAACTTTATGAGAAGGAGTTTCTTGCATTTTAATGAAACAAACTCCTGTTCCGACTGCACCAATAATTGCACCAGTAATAGTCCCTGCTATAAATTTACAATCCATACAATTCCTATATTTGTTGTGATATAATTTTTATTGTTTCTTCAACAGTTCTTCCCATAGCTATATGATTACAAAAATGATTGCATATTTTAGCAACTAATTCTTCATTTTTTGATGGGAGTGAAGTTTGAATAGCAACACATTGTTTTCTTAATGTGTTGAAAGTTTTGATGTCAATATCCATAATATATTTCCTTATAGTTATGCAGTTTTCTTATAGTGTCTAACAGCTTCAATTACAATGTCATTTAATTGATTTTCAATGACATTCTTATGTTGTTCTGTGACAACTTTTTCCGTGCATCTTTTGTGATTTGAAGAAATTATAGTTTTGCTAAAATCACTACAAGGAAAATAACTAACAGTATTTTCAGAAGTTGTTCTCATTACTGTTGCTGTAGTAACAAGTTTTCCAGAATTTCTTTTTGTAGTAACAATTTCAATATGAAGAACTTTATCTAGTGGATAAACTGTAACACTTTTATAGTTACCACGAAAATCTTTATAAGTTTTAAATGTTGTCATGATATAAATTCCTAAAATTAGTTTGAAAGGTTGTAATAATTACTGCCTTGAATAATAATATAACACTTTCAAACTAACTTGTAAAGCACAAAATTACAATTTCGTATGATTTTCTATTTCTTTATCATGTTTTAATTTTTCTTCAGATGGAATTGTTTCTAATACTGGAGCTCCTGGGAGTTTCTCATACTTACTTAATTTCCATGATTTTTTTGATAGGTTTGGAATACAAATCATATGCTATAATTGCTTCTTCAACTTTTCTTGTTTCAATATTAGATAAGCTATTACGAGGCTTTTTGCCATATAAAACCTTCATTGCACTTCCATCAAAATCATTTTTTAATTTTAGATAATCCTGTCTAAATGCTTTTTTGTCAACTTCAAAACTTGAATTATTAATAATTTCCAAGGCTCTTTCTAAGTGGATATTTTTGTGACATGTAGCTTTTGATTGGGAAAAATCCATTGCATCTCCCATCAATTCAAATATTTTAGCAACTTTGCTTATAAACCCAAACATAAAAACTCCACGAATGTTGTTCACCGATTAATTGTTATAATTTAGACATTTGTTCGCCAATCTCAAATGCTCTCTTATATAATTCATTATATTTATTATCATTAAAGTATGGATTTTCTAATATTTGATTATTCCAATTTTCTGATAAGAATAAAGACATATGTAGTATTTCATGTAGTAGATAATTCATAATCAACTATCCATCATTTTATATCTATTGTCAATATTAATTTTCAATTCACCAAAGGAAACTGGTTCTAGATTCCAATTTTCTATGGACAAATTAACATAACGCTTATCTTCATTTCCATAATTATCTTTAACTTTCTTGCTATGAAGATGTCCGTGAAGATTAAAGTCATATCTATAATCTAATTGTGAAGTATGCACTGGGATATGTGTCATTATAGTTTTAATTTCGCCAAAGTGTTTTTCTACACATCCAAATAGTCTATCGACAACAGTTAGAAGTTTCACAAAGTATTCTTGATTAAAATTGTCATGATTTCCAAGAACAAGAAATTTTCTACCATTTAAAGATCCTACTTTTTCAAGATTTTTCTTGTTAATGACAAGGTCACCAAGAATCCAAACTGCATCTTCAGCTCCAACTTTATTATTCCAACGCTTGATAATCTCGTCATCATGAGAATCTATATTAGGAAAAACTCTGTGTTCTAATTCGTATTGTAGAATGTTAGAATGACCTAAATGTAAGTCAGAGCAGAAAAATGTATCAGTCATAATATTTCTCCAATTCTTGTATAAGTGCATTCGCATAATTAATAGCTTGCTTTGCACAATCATTTTCTACAGAAAAATATTCATAACTAGGATTACTTAACATACCTTGCATCATCATAGAAGCATAATGCGCTCGATCTTTATGTTTTACAATCGTATTAAGGGCAAATTTCTGACTATTTATAATGTCATTTAATTCACTTATTTCCTTTTCTAATTTTTTTATGTGTTGAAGGTTTTCTTCATATAGAAGATTTTGTGATTCTATAGAATCTGTAATTTTTGTTTTCATTGGGGGGTTCCATAATTTTAGTGAGTTGATTCTTTCAAACATTGGATACTCCATTTAAATAAACTATTGATAATTCACTATTACATATTTCTTGCTGTTTGTCAAGTAATTTATATTCGCCATCTTCAATAACTACTCTCAATTTTCCTACAGCAGAATTCTTAGTTCCATTATCTGTTTTTGGTTGTTTGAAAATTTCACGAGGTTTACCATTAACTTCACCATAGGTAGATTTTACAGCAAATCCATGTGTATCCCTAGTAACATAATTATATGCATAACTACCAATTCCCAGAACAATATTTGTAGATGCGAATCCTTTAGCTTTCAACTTATTCATAATGTCAAGAGTTCGTTGAGGAGTAATGGAATCACCATAAATTAATCCAATGTGACTATCTAAAACTTTGTATCCTTTAGAATTTATTTCACCACCAAATATTTCCCATAGACATTCTACAGCACCTTTTTGTTCTGGTGTCAATTCAACTTCTTTAAATTCTAATACAGAAGATTCTTCAATATAGTAAAAACGCTTGTCATAACGACCCCATTCAATTTCTACAGTGCATGAATAATATTTGTCGCCATCTGTAAAAATTAAAGAAGCTTCTGTATCACCTTGTTCACCATGAGGAGTTTGTTCGTGAAATAGATCTACAATATAATCTCTACAAAATGACTTCATAGAATTAATATCAGATGTATCTACATATTGGGCAAAAGGAATAGCAGAAATGTTTCCGCAGATAATATCTACAGGATCCCCCGAGTCTGGACGAATCACAAGTTTTCCATCACGTTGCATAATGATGTCTTTTAATTCAGAAACAATATTAGTGCATACATTCCAAAAGTCCCATGTATCAGAAACAATAGAAACGATACCAGTAGGATAAACTTCTGTTAATAATCTTTTAAAGGTTTCACTTTCGCTTTCTTTACCTCCCATACACATTACAGAATGTTCTGTTGATGGGACACTTCCTCCAATAAAGCCTTCTTTTCCATAGTATTGTTTTAAGAATGAAATTGCAGGAATGCTATCTGTCCCTTTAAAGTATTGCAGGTGCGCTGCTCCGCTAATTGCAGAATCAAGAACATTAGACATTCCTCTCATAGAAAAATCATGTGCTTGGAAATCTACGAATTCTGGAGTATCGCTTGTTTTTTGTGCAAATTCTTCAAGACATTTTCTATACCATCTTGCAGTTGTTGCGCTTGTGCATGGTTTCCAAAGTGTTGCAGAAAGAGCAGTTTCTATATAGTTAGTCAACCAATAGAATTCTGGAAGAGTATTATGAATTGTCATCATAGGAACTTTATATGAAACAGCAGATAATTCTGGAAGTGCTCTGAATTCTAAAGGAAGATATCCTAAATTATGTAACGATTCAATGTGTTCAAAAGTGATAACATCTTTTCCAAGAGCAATTTCAATAAGTTCTTTATATTCATTAACAACTTCTTGCTTATCACGATTAAAGAACCCTTCATTCCAAGTTTCTTTAAGATAATCCTCAATGAAGTATTTTAATCCAAAGAAAACTACCTTGTCATCATTGAATTGTTTAGGAAGATTGGAAAGTTTCCCGCTTCTTGCTGTGAGGTTGCTATAAACCATTGTAGTTTCTTCTGGATACTGTCTACGATGGTCAACTTTGTAAAAATCTGTTTCTAGTAGAGGATTTCTTTTCATTTCTATAGTTCCTTATTTGTTAATAATTCTACTTTGTTAATATAAATAGTTTCCCAGTTTGCTTTGGGATATCTAATATAGTTTATATCTTCAGTTTTACATTGCTTTAAACTGTTAGTATAATAAATTGTATCTATAATTCCTTTGAATACATCAAAACCTTGCGAGAATATTCCATGTGTTACATAAAGACTTACTTTTGCTGCTCCTAAATATTTAAGAACTTTTCCTAGTTCTATAAAAGTCATACCACCATCGCAAATATCATCAACAATCAAGCAATGTTTGTCTTTAACGTCATCATAGAATTTTGTGCATATAATATTTCCAGTTTTCGTATCACGAAGTTTGCTAGCAGTATATTGTGGAATATTTAAATATTTTGCGCAATCAAATGATTTCTTGACTGCTCCCGCATCTGGAGAAATTATACATTCAAAAGTTTTAATTTCTTTAGGATATTGTTCGCCTATTTTTTCTAAAAAATATTTTTGCGAGTAATTAGTAACATTTTTTAGAAGTGCTGGAGCAACATCACTATGAGAATCGTAAATAATTAATTCTTCATAATTAATTGTATTAATTAGATTACATATAGTTTTTAATGAAAACACAGAATCATCATTCATTAATCTATCTTGTCTAGCGTATGGGAAATAAGGAATATATAGTTTTTTGATGTGTTCTAAATCACCTGCTAATAGCAACAATTCTATAAGAGCTTTGTTATCCGTAAAGATAACTTCTACATCATTAGCAAATCTATATCCATTAAAAATTTGGACTTCCCCACCAGAAAAGTAGAAAACTTGTAGAGGTTTCCCATCAACTGTAATATATTTCGAATCTTGTTTCTGTAACATTTTCTACTTCCTTTTATAATGAAATATAGTTTAACAAATTATTTGTAGAATGTCAATTATTAGTTTGTAAAAATTTATCTAATATTTTTTCATAATTAACTCCTAAATATTTTTTAAAGTTAATTTTGCAATATCAGTATCTAGCGCAATATCTAAATTGAAATTCTGATAAATTGTTTGTTGTATTGCTCCAAAATAAAAAAGAAATTGTTCAAAATCTTTAATACTATCAGCTAATATATCAGGAATTTCTTTATACTTACTTCTTATATAAATTTTAGAACAATCTACAGGAATATCGTAGAATTTACTTAATATTCCTGTAGTTCTAGATAATTTAGTAAAAAAATTTTCATCATTAATAAAGTTAAACATGTCATAATCCTAATGGTTGTAATTTTCTATAATATAATTTCTTAACATTTCTTCTAAAGAAAAATATAGTGGGCTGCATTCTTCACATTCTCTAGGAAATTTAGCATTTTCTGTAGTCATATCAAAAGTTTCATCTAATTGACAAAGTTCATCTAACATTCTATAGTCATCAACGAGTTCATTTACAACGTCATAACTATAGATTTCATCTTCAAGATCATCAAATTCTGTTATAAGTTTTTTAATATTATCATCATTAGATTTTATTTCATTAAATAAATTTTCAATTAGTTCCTTATTCTTTTCAACAAATTTTACTTGCTGTTCTATTAAATTAGTAATATATTGATTTCTTTCTGCATAATAATTTTCGTCAAACATAATATAAATTCCTTACTTTGAAAGTTTGTTATTAAAGTGATGATTATCACCGCCTTATGTAATTACAATATCATTATTTCATGAATTTGTAAAGCATAAAGTTACATATATTTGAATTATTTTCGTGATAAATAACTTTATGCAACAGTTATTTTTTGGAATTGTAGAATCCCGTGAAGACCCTCTAAAAATTGGTAGATGTCAAGTTAGAGTTTTTGGTGTTCATACCGATGATAAAGAATTACTACCAACAGAAGACCTCCCATATGCTGTTCCTCTACAATCAGTTTCATCTGCAGGAATTTCTGGAATAGGGATTTCCCCTATAGGGTTAGTAGAAGGGTCAACAGTTGCCATAATATTTGCAGATGGTGAAGATATGCAAATACCAGTAATTCTTGGTTCACTTTTTGGAATAGGAACTCCTCTAAAAAACAATCAGCGAGGATTTACTGATAAGAATGGAATATTCCCCAAAGCAACTTTTTCTGGGAAATCAGAATTACCAACTCTTGCATCTAGAGAAAATGAAAGTGACGATGAAGAAGTCCAAGAAACTGTTTCGTCAGGATTAATAGATGATTGGAAATCCCCTCTAAATTCTTATGACGCACAATATCCATTTAATCAAGCAACAGTTACAGAATCTGGACATATTATGGAGTTTGATAATACACCAGATAAAGAAAGAATTAGGATAACACATAAAAATAAATCAGAAATAGAATTCCAACCAGATGGAAATTATGTTAATAGAGTTACAAAGGATAGATATTCACTCATAGCAGGTAACGATTTCTTATCTATAAAGGGTGATTGTAAAGTTACTGTAGAAGGCAACATTCAAATTCTATGCAATTCAAATGTTGAATTAGTAACAGATGGAAACCTCTCAATGAAAGTTGGTGGGAATTTTTTATCAAGAATTCAAGGAAAAGCTGTAATTCATTCTAGTGATGACTTATATCTTGTAAGTGATGGTAAAGCTGTTCTAAGAGGTTCTACTACACATCTTAACCCAATTTCTTTCGGTTATCCGAACGATTTAGCTCCAGAGTTAGAAATAACTGCTCTTGATGCACAAACACAACAAGATGAACCAGAAACAGATCCTGGGATATCAGACGATAAATTTAACGAACTAAAAGAGAGGTCAAAGGTGACAGATTATAAAGGTGAGAGTGGAGCAGTTGACAACACACCACCAGCAACAGAAGGTAGACAAGAAGAAATTGTTACAGAAGGAAATTTAGAATCTACTAGTGAAGATACAATTCTTGCAGGAAATTGGAAAATAAGGGATCTAACAACTGGAGCAGTTTTCCCGCATAAGTTACGAGGACAGGTTGGGCTTACAGAAAAACAAATTGCCGATAATTTACAACACATAGCTACAAATATCCTTCTCCCATTAGAACGAAAATATGGAAGAAAAAACATCCAGATAAATTCAGGATTTAGAAGAGCCAATGATAACTCTCAGCATTCGAAAGGTGAGGCTTTGGACTTAGTATTTAGGAACGCTAAATCCCAAGATGACTATCAAGAAATTGCAGCTTGGATACGTGACAACTTAGCATTTGACCAACTCATAGTTGAAAGAGGAAGAAATTTTTGGATACATGTCAGTTCAACTAAACGACAAAGCAGAAAACAAGTATTGACTAGAATTAAAAGTGGTCGTTATGTTCCGGGAATAGTAGATATTATTTGACGAATACTATTCCCGGAGTCCCTATCATAACTTTTAAAATAATTTAAAAATCAATAATTCTTATAATTTTATTGAATTCGTCATCAAACGAATACATCCTAGTTGTTAATACTAGATTATATTCGGAATTAACTATTTGTTTATATTCATTAATACTTTCTATATATTTTTCTAAATTATTTTCTATATATGATGTTAATATATTTTTCCCAATTATACTCTTTTTTGTGGGAACATTAGATTCATTAGAATTTCTTATATATTCTATTAAAGAGTAATATTTTGCAATCGAATCGAAATAACAATCTGATTGAGTTTCTGTATTAATATATTTACCTATTAATACGCTCCCATTAATCAAATATAAATCACAAGAAATTTTCTTTTCTGCTTTATTATAATTATATTTTACTCCATTAATCAAATCTGTGATATCTGATGTATATGATATAAGAGTTTTTAAATCATGATATTGTCCCATATAATTCCTTATGTAATTTGATTAATTATATTAGCACATTTAATAACACTTGTAAAGCGAAAAGTGGGCATTTTACCTTTATAAATTTCACTAAGCTACCCCTATAAGGGTCAGAAATTTTAGGTGCTGTAACCTATTGATTTACAACAATAAAAAAGTGACTTTTTGATGGTTTTTATCTATAAAACCCTAAGAAACTTTCTGTAACAATGATGGGAATACTTCTTCAATCACTTTTCTAGAAATCCCTTTTATCTCACGCTTCATAGAAAACATCCCAGAAAGTAATTCAATTTCACTCTTGTGCATTCCTTCTAAAATAAAGTATAATTTTTCTAACTTTTTCTTGTCATCTATTACAGAATCATTTAAAAACAAATAAAGAATAGGTATAATATCTCTAAGATGTGTTCCGGCAAAATCAATATCAATTTTTGATGATAGTATCTTGTAGTCTTTAGGAAGAAAATCACAAAACCATTTCCATCTTTGTGTATCATATACATAGCATAAGAAAGTTGTTAGAAACCCATCATTCACATGTTTCTTTAATTCTTCAACTTTTTCTTCATGCTTTTTCTTACTAGCAACTTCTTTCAATATTAATCCAAAATGTTCTTTTCTCATTAAAATTCCCCGACTTTTTCTAATAAATTTATTAACTGCATTTTGATAAAATATTTCTTTATCAATGTATTATTCCGTTCTTTATTATCAATATAACATTTTCTGACTTCTTTTTGAAGATCCATAGGAATTTCTGAAAGGTCAATTAATTTTTTGTTTCGTAAAAAATTCCTACTTTCAACTACTGAATATTTATCATGCTCCAAACTCATGAAATAATCTTTTTTCTTTTGTGTCATCACACCTTGTCGCTTTTCTTTAATGATAAAAGTATCATCATCAGAAAGAATATTAGGGATACCATCACCTGCATCTCCACAAAGTATATGGAGTTTTAAATTATAATTTGGATTATCATTTTCTAACATCATTTTCTGTCTTGTGCAATAATTATAAACATTACTGTATCGTTGAAGTTGTAACATATCTTTATCTGCAGAAACTATAATGTGTTGCTGTGTATTGTCGTATGAACATATAGATGCAATAATATCATCTGCTTCCATCTTTTCAACTTTCAAAACTTTGTAGGGGAATATCAAGTCAATTTCCTTAATTATCCTATTGTAACTTTCAAAAACATCATTCCATGGAACTGTAGAATTATCTCTAGCTTTTTTTCTACCCTGCTTGTAGTATGGGAATAAATCTTTCCTCCAAGTATTCCCAGAATCTAAACAAAGCACAACGTCACCATATTTTCTATAAAACTTACTTCTATACATTCTTACAGAATTTAATATTAGGTGACGCAACATGTTTTCTGAAAATCCATTCTCAGAATATTCCCACTCACTAGAAACATTTCTGTTCTTAGCGTTTTCAGTAATAACAGAAACACTAGCGTGAAGAATAGCAGATAAATCAATCAGTATAGACATACATAACTATTCCTTAAGTTTAATTAATTTTTCATAGAATCTTTGATGTGCTAGATTTATTGCATCTGTTGATTTGAGGTCACTCTGTTCTAATCCACGATATTTAGGGACTTCGCATTCATCAGAACATGCTGTAATAATACTATAGTCACTTAAAACTAAAATGCAACAAACTTCTTCACCTCTTTTTTCCATTATCATATTTTGAATAGCAAGGCTTTCGCCATTCTGCAATTCGTCAAACGAAATGTTTTCTAACTGTGATTTAACCATAGCTTCTATTTCTTCTTCAGATAAATCTTCAATATTTTCAATAGTAATTTTAGAAACTCTAATAGGTTTCATAACTGTCCTAAGAAAACTTACCGCAGGGTGTTCTTGGTCTCCACAATCTCTAATGATTAATCCTTCTAATAAGTTGATAATGATATCTAATTCTAGAGGAACTTTATAATTATCACTTTCTGCAAAATACATATGGAAAAAATATAGAATTTCTTCTACGAGATATTCAAAATCTTCGCCTATATTATCACCTGTTAGTATTGTGTTGAATTTTTCAAAGTTGGGAGTTTTCAATTCCCCGCTTTTTTTAAGAGCATTTACTTTTTCACGAGCTTCATGAAATTGAATTATATTTGATTTGTTATTTTCAGATTCCATCTTTACATCACTCTTAATATTATTGTGTTATTGTCAAATTTTAATTGCGGTGGCTTTTTCTTACTCTTTATTTCATTATCAATAAATGAATCTAAACTATTTTTATTCTTACCTATAATATTAGGGAGTTGTTCTTTAGGGTTTCTTAATATTAATGAATATGAATTAACAGTATCAACATTCGTTATTTTTTTATTCAATTTTATATAGTCATCACCTTTATATATTACACTAAGATTCCTACTAATATTATTATATATGATTATTTTTTCAATGTCAATTCCGAAACATTTTTTAAGTGGGATTGACTTGATAGCATATTCTTCAATTTGCAAAAGTAATGGAATATCAGGAATATTCTTTATTTTTTTATTTTTTGATACTCTAACAGTTTTATTTACTATTATTAATTTATCTAATCCTTCTAAAAGTTGCTTGTAAAAATCAGTTGAATTCTTGATTTGTTTTTTGGAATGATTTCTAAATGCTTCTTGGAGTTGCTCACAATTTTTAATTTCAAGCATTTCATTATAGAGTTCTAAAACTACTCTTCTACATTCGGAATATTCCTTTGAACTCAATTTCCAAGAAATTAATTCTTCATGTATATTATCAGGTGTGTGATAATTCAAATAGAAATTTTCTATATAATCATCTAACTTACTCATTGCATGATTATCTTTCCAGTGATTAGGAATTTTGTATTCTTGTTCTACTTTCATTCCTTTAGAATGGTTACAAAGTTTTTCTAAAGTAGACTTAAAGCGTTCAAGCATTTCTTTTGGAATTTTATCACAACCATTAACGAGCATTCTAGAAACCCAACCAATCCATAGAGGAACGTTAGTTTCATCTAATTTGTTAATGTTCTTACAGAAAGACTTATCGTAATTTTCTTTACAGTAATCTTTAAGAAATTGGAATGCTTCTTTATAAGAATATAGATAATTATAGTAATTAAAAGATTTTGTAATATCAACAGAATAATTCTTATTGTCGAAAAGAACATTTTTATTAGCGTTATTCACCCACCATTGTGGTTCATTTTTCCCAAATAATACTTGGTCTACATTCTTAATCATTTCTTTTCTCACGATTTAAATTACAGAATATATAACTAAAAATTGGGGAGGGTTTTTACAACCTCCCCATATTGTGAATTAAACTTTACTATAAGAATTAACTCTTGTCAAGTCAAAACTTTTCCAAGTTTTACTATCAACATCAAAAACACTAATAACATTTCCATTAACAGCTTTTTCTGCTTTTAATGAATCTACATATTCTTGATTAAGTGTAGCATTGATTTTTCTAACTTCACCATTTTTTTTAGTAAAATCAATGGCAACTATACTATTTTGTAATTGTGTAATAATTTCTTGTTGATTTTCAATAATTGCGTTCATATTTTATATTCTCCTAATATTAAATTTTATGTGTATCGTATTCTTGATCGTAAGATTCGTTTTCGTCATTTTCTAATTCATCTTCATTTTCTTCATAGAAACTCCTGTGTTCGCTATAGTTTTTAAAAATGTCATCATCTTGCCAGTTTTCAACTTCTCCGATGACTTCATATCTGCAAGTTCTACCCTTTGTATTATTATAATCACTTGGGATAGAAACTACATCTTTTGGATTAATCTTAAGGATAACAACTCTAGAACCTCCGAAATGCGCTAGGTATGGATAAGAACAAAAATGAAATCCATAAGAACATGTATTATCACGCTTATCATCTACTTTATTCCTAGGCATTTTAAGAACTTGACCTACAGAATTATCAAATTTTCCAGAATAGATATCACGATAATCACCTGTAACTTTTTTATATGCTAAGAAATGCCCATCGTCAGTAATTGGGAATTCCCCACTTTGAATAAATAAGTAGAGTTCTTCAATAGCAGTTGCAGAAGGATTTTGCATAAGATTTTCAACAAACAGAGCAAATCCTGTAATGTCATACCCTGTTTTAATATCATTCAATAATTTATATTGTAGTGTAGAAGGTATTGATTCGCCATCATGCAAAATTTCTTCATTTTCAGTTATTGTAAGGTTGCTAGAAATTTGTTTTGAAAATGCTTTAATTAAAAGATTTGTATTTCCATTTATAAGGGATTCTAACTGGTCATACTCTTTTGTAACTAATAGAATATTCTTGATTGTTTCAAAGTTAAGATTATCTGATTGGATAACAGTTGGTTTATTGTTTAGTAACATAGATATACTTTTATCAGATATTACCATTCCTATAGGTTTAGACATTAGATTTTTCTCCGTGTTCAATAATTAATTTAATTGATTCTAAAATTTTATTCTTATATTCTTCAGGGTGTCTATCAAAATAATAGTATCCTAATTGTAATGAATATATTATAGGGTATTTTTCCTCATAATACAAGTTAATTATTGTAGAAATTGAATTATAATCACTTTTATTATATTGTAGATAAATATATTCAAACAATCGTATTTTAAATTCGTGTGCATGTGTTAATTTGCTATATTGGATTATGATAGAATTGTTATTTTCTAATTCTAAATATTGTTTTTTTAGAGGAAGTTCTATATCATTAATAATTTTAAATAATACCAATATACTAGAGTTAATATTATCATTTAAAGCATTTGCAGCTTCTTGTGCAAATGCTTCATATGTTGGATATTTCTCAATTATTTTCTCAGCAAAAACATCAAAAACATTTTTAGAATTAGGATAATTTTTAGAAACATTTTTTGCATATGTATTATTAACAAAAACTAAATTTTCAATTTCTAATTCCCTACAAAAACTTTTCAGATTATCAACACGAATATCTATATCTCCTGGAAAATATATTTTCTCAGCTCTCACTGGTATATAGCAAAAATCAACAGTTTTTAATTCTTCTGGGATAAGTTCTAAATTATTCTGTAAAAAATTAGTATTTGAATAATTCCAAAACCATCTACCTTTTTCTGATTTATTTTTAGAAGGAATTGTAACTGGTTTTTCTAATTCAGAAACATATATGATAGAATCCCAAACGTGTGAAGTTACATCTAAAAAGTATTCAAGTGATTCTTTATTATAATTTTCTATTACGATATACTGATAAATTTGATTTTTATTAATATGCAATTTAAACTTTTGTTTCCATGAAGATTTTTTGTCAACAATGAAAAGTGTTTTTTGATTTTTATATGATACTCTTAAAACTTTATCACTAGTCGGGAGTAAGTCCTCACCAAGAATTGTTTGAAGTGAAAAATTACTATCTTTATTAGTTATACTTATCGCTTTAATTTTTTCAACATCAATCTTTATAACTTCATCTAGAGTTTCTCCAAATATTTCCTTAACAGCTTTATATGCAGATTCTGTGACTTCTGTCTGATAGTTATACGAAAAATACTTTTTAGAATCAGCAATAACAGAATACATTTTTCTAGTGCATAACTTAACACTATCTCTATTTTCTAAACAATAATTTTCAATTTCACATAACATCTTAGTTTTCAAGTGTTCTGCTTTGTCATTTAATAATTGTAAGATATATTCTTTATTAGAGTCAGAATTTGTTACTTGTTCCCTATTAGTAGAATATTCTATGGAACCATTATCAACTAAGAAAAATAATTTAGAATAAATATTAAATGGCGAATTTCTATCGATAATGTTATTAATGGGATATGCAATATTTGACTGTAGAATATAAGAACCAGAATAATTAGGCATACTAGAAATTTCGCAATATACTCCATCAATCAGTTTTTCAAATCTATCTTCAACTTCCTTTATTTTAAAATCTGCTCCAATAAGTTTAGGAGTCGTTTCTATAAAACTGGTAAAAACTTCTTTAGCTTTATCTTGAAATTTACTGATATCTTTTTCCATGACAGAAAACATTATCTTTAATCCATTTTCTTCAACAGTAGAAATTTCACTCACAAGCCTATAAGATATTTTTTCATTTTCGTTAAAGAAAATAGAATATGTATATTCAAATCCATCTTGATACGAAATCACCATAAACGAATCTGTGTAAGATAATGGAGTTTTAGAACCTAATCCAAACATCCCATTTACATCATTAGAATTTTGCTTGTCACTATTAAAGAATTGTGTATAAACTTTTCTTACTTTTTCTTTAGATAATCCTGTTCCATAATCCCTTACATAGAAAATTGGATTAATTACCGTAGGGAGCTTAACTTCAAATTTTTTATGTTTGTTGTCCGCCATGATATGAGAATCCCAAGCATTTGTTGAGAGTTCTCTTATGATAGCTTTTACTGTATCGGAATATATTCCTCCACATAGAATAGAAAAAGCTGCTTTATTAGGAGTGATTGAAAATTCGCCCTCTTCAATAAATTCATTTTCTGTGTATATATTATTTTTCGTTTGTTGTATTGGTATCATGAAAGTATTCCTTAATAAAATTAAAATGTGGTGTTCAAACAATTTTTACAGCTTATGCAAAATAGCAAATTGATTCTGCATTGTTTATACGTCCTGTTACACCACAAAACAACTTTAAGGAGTATCAATTTGCTTCATAAAATAATATTACATAAAAGAATAATAAAAGCAATATATAAAACATTACAAATTTGTAACTTGACATAAAATTTTGAAATGTGTATAATTTTTTTTAAAGTCTTTCTTAAAATTATTTCTTTTAAACATTTTAAAATTAATTTTTATAAAATAACTCTTAAAATAATTATACTTAAAACTATTCTTAAAGTAAAGTGTTTTATAAGTTTATAAACATTAAGTTACTTAAAATTATTCTTAAAGTTCATTATCAATAATTATTGATTACTTAATGTTAAACTAAACATAAAATAACCTTAAAGATAATTATACTGTTTGAAATAATGAATAGTTATGTTTAAAAATAGAATTACTAATAATATAAAATATACAAGGAAAAAATGAAAGTTTTAAAAGTTATTAAAGAAATTTTAAGTATCATAGCCATTATAGGGACAATAACTGTTTCATATAGTTTCTGGCCGTTTTATCTATGCAAACATAATGAAACATCAAAATATTTTATGTGTGACATTATAGTTATTGATTAAAATCATAATATTGCATATTTTCCCAATCGGGTGTTTCTGAATTAAAAGCTAATTGGTTTTCATGTGAACACCCTGCTAGCAATAATAAAGATATAAAAACAAAATATTTCATAGTTTATTTATTCAAAATTATAGAAACTAAATAATTTTATGACACTTCCTGGTTCTCTTTTAGATCGTTTTCTTGACCTCGCTGATAATGCTAGAATAGAAAGAAATACTCCTGCTTCTAGAAAATGGTTTATAGACCAAGCCAAAAAGTTTGCTAGTGGTTACACTTATGGAAAATTTGAAAGGGAAGCACAAGGTAAATTTAAACAGCGCATGGCGATTGGGAAGGTATATATGTTCCAATATGACCCGAAATTTAAAAAAGAATTACCATATTATGACAAATTCCCTCTCATAATTGTTTTAGATATCACAAAAGAACATTTCTTAGGGTTGAATTTACATTATCTTCCTCCTAAAACTAGAGCAGTTGTCCTAGCAAAACTTTTAGAAATTACTTCTTCAAAAACTCTTGACGAAAGAACAAAGTTTAAATTAACTTATGGAATGGTAAAGAGTCTATCACAATTCAAATTTCTTAAACCTTGCATTAAAAAATATTTGAAGACACATAGAAAAACTAAATTGATACAAATAGATGCAGACGAGTTAGAAGTTGTGATTGCGTTACCTCTACAGAGCTTTCAAAAGAAATCTGATAAAGAAGTTTGGAATATTAGTAGGAGTTCAGTATAGTGTTTATAACTAATGAAAAGAAAAGAGAAACTATATCCAAACAAGGGTTATCATCTACCTATAATTGGGAAGTTCATATCACAATTCCTAATATACTTAGAAACAAACTTATTGGAGTAGATTATTCTGAAAGGTTATTAATAGCTTGTGAAGAAAGTGATGTCCCGGGAACTTCTATATCAGTTGCAGAAAGAAATGAATATCAGAATCCTAAAAAAATACCCTTTGGGTTTTTTATGGAAGATGTTTCTATGACCTTTAGAGTTTCTGATGATTATGCAGAAAGAAAGTTTTTTGAATCTTGGAGGAATCTAATCATAAATCCAGAAACAAGAAATTTTGCATACTATGACGATATTGTTTCTGATGTCAATATAAGACACTATGACCATAAACTCAAAGCTGTTAGACACGACATAACTTTAAAAGAAGCATTCCCATTTTCAATCCTACCTCTAGCAGCTGCACAAAGTGGAGAAACACCATACTATAGACAAACAATAGGGTGGAAATATAGAACTTGGG